ACGTTTTCAAACTCCCAATCTTGCCACCAATCTCTTTTAATAATTGCACCTTCTTCAGAGGTCGGATCTTGCATATATTGTGCATTCCAATTCTTAGTTGATACAGATGCTTTGACAGATTCTAATTCTTCTAATTTCCAATATTCTGGCCAGACAGGATTCCCACTTTCAAGTATGGCTGGGAATGATATTGTTCTCCACTTATCTGACTTAGGCTCAGTCTGTGATTTGATGAGCCTCCCTGTTAAATCATCAGTGGCCCATCTTGTCATTACAACAACAATAGATCCACCAGGTTGAAGACGTTGTCTGGGTCCTGAACTATACCAATCAAAAGCACGATCCATTGCGGAATCAGACATAGAATCCTGCTCAGTGTGTGGGTCGTCGATAATAAGAAGATCAGCCCCTCGGCCTGTAATTGATCCGCCTACTCCAGCTGCAAAATATTCGCCCCCATGATTCGTTTCCCAACGGCCTTTCGCCTTACTATCTTCTCTAAGTTTAACATCACCAAATATGTTTTTATAGTCTTGAGTCTCCATTAAATTTCTAACCTTACTTCCAAATCTTGTAGCTAATTCAGCATTGTGTGATACCTGCATTAGTTTCATTTTAGGATTACGACCTATCATCCAAGCGGGAAATAAATAAGATGCAAACTCTGATTTTGTATGTCTTGGTGGCATATTAACAATTAAACGATTATGTCTACCATTTGCGATAGACTCAAATTCTTTAGCTATGATTTGATGATGACCAAACTCGTCTGGATTTTGCGTATCTCTGCAAATAAAATCAGGCCACATAGCACGAACAAATATTAAAAAGTTATCCTGACATAGTTTAATATATTCGATCTGCTTTTTTAAAATTAACGCCCGTAGTTCGTCATCTGTAAAATTATCAAGACTT